TTACTCCAAGGCTTTCCGTTCTGTCTTTTACTATAAACGCTTTTTAGTTCAAAGTGAGTTTGTGCGCTTAACCAATCAATATCGTTGTCAAATAGTAAAACAACGTAATTGTGGCTTTCTTCTAAGTACTCGCTAAATTCTATTTCCTGTTCTTCAATCTCTGCTTTTTCATTCATAACAGGTACGTCTAGTCCCCATTCAATTAGTTCTTCGTTATTCCATTCATTAGCAAGTGTGTCAAAGTCCCATTCGCCAAAACCTACATTGTCTTTTATTATAAATTCCTTTTGTTGTTCTTCAGTTAGGTCTTTAGCTTTTATGATATGTATTTTTTCAAGCCCCGCTTCTATACAAGCCTTGTATCTCATATTACCACCTAAAATTATGTTTTCTTCATTCACTACAATAGGTCTTAGTTGTAGCATTTCAGGAAACTGTTTTATGCTACTAACTAACTTTTTAAACTTGTCCTTGTTTATTAAACGTGGATTGTTAGGGTTCTCTTTTACCTCTGTTACTGATACTAATTCTGTTTTCATATTTAAGTTATTAACGATTGTTTGCTAAAATTTTACTTTCTTTTTGTTCTTCTAAAACTTCTTGCTCTAAATCTAATTTGTTTTGTTCGTAAATAGGTTCTAAAAGTTGTATAAGATTTTCAAGGTTTTTCTCTGTTAATTGTTTTACCTTGTGGCTAACTATTTTTTGTTTCTGTTGAAATTTTATGTCGTCTACTTCCTTAACAATATCTTCAAGCCAAACGTAAAGTATTGGTGTGTATTTAGCATACATTTCAAAGTTTTTAAAAGAGTGTAAAACTGTACTATGGTCACTATCTTTACCTTTGCTTTTTAAGTACCTAGCAATACCTATTAAATTAACTCCAATATATTTGTATGCTATTACTGAAAATAGCGACCTTGCTTCTACGTATTCAACTTTTCTTGTATTCGTAAAAATATCTAATTCAGCTAACTTATTTATTTGGTTAGCAATTTTATCTAATTGTTTCATAATGTTTCTTGTATATAATAGTTATCTAAATCAAAATCGTTACTAATAAATTCTAAGTAACGTTGTATTCCTAGTTCTGTTTTCTCTTTGCCTCTTAGGTAAAATTCCTCAGAGCATTTAAAAATTCCTATGTCTAGACTAGACTTGTCTAAAACTAAAAATGTAAACTCTTCGTGACTGCAATTAAATAATTGGCAATAAATATAACATTGTACGTCATAACCATATTTGTTTGCTGAATATCTAAATGCCTTAATATCAGTTGTAGTCTTAATATCGCAAATTCCTTTTTTTGGTGTTAGTATATCTGCTTTGCCCCTGAAAGGTATGCCATTAATTGTATCTACTTTAGGTACTTCATAAGCCCCCCCATTAAGATATTGTAATGCTACTTCGTTTCTCAGTAATGCGTCTGCTAATCTTTCACAGTCTTTTTTTTCCTTTGATGTGTAAGCAGTTCCGTATTCTTCTACCGCAAGTTTATATGCTTTAGTATTCTTACTTGCTACATCTACAAAGTGAAACTTGTCAAATTTTTCAGGCTCTAAAATAAAGGTATGCAATAATCTACCGTCTCTTAGTCCCTGAGTTTCAGGGTTTCCGTATTTATTCACAAAGTGATATTTTTTTGGACTATCTACTAATAGCTTGATAGCAGAGCTACTTAGAGCCTTTGTATTTAGTTCCCCATAGTAATAGTTATCGTTTACTGCTTTCTGCTCTAAAACATTCTGCCATTCAGTTGTACCGTCTAATAAATCAATCGTCTTCATATAGCAAAGTATTTTCTAGTTATTATATTCCACCAATTATTATGTTTATTCATAATATTAGTAAACTCTGTTTCATTGTAAACCGCAACGTTTCCCTTGTGGTCTTGTAGGCAATAAATGCCTGTTGATAATTTTTTAATGCGTGGTTTCATAGTCCTGTTAAGTTTTTAAGTTTATTAATTTCTTTTTTTAATTCCTCGTTTTCTTTTTCTGATTTTCTTGCTCTTTGTACTGCTCTTAATTTGTCTTGTCTAAATTCTTGTAATGCTAACTTGTAATGTCTTTCATTCTGTTGCATATAAGTCACATAAAAGAATATGCTAGACAACTCCTGAGCCATTTGCTTTAACTCAGGATTGTCAGGTTTTAAGTCTAGCCATTTTTTGCAAGTGTCTAAGCAATACTCATAAGAGCCATAAAATTCTAAGTCTCGCAAAGTTTCTATTTTAGTTTTCATCTTTAACAAATAAACCTAGTATAACACTAAAGTCACTAGTATATCCTTTTTCACAATATAAAGCTAAATCTAGTGCTAAACCTAAAGGTATGTTAATAGTGAAATGTTCTGCGTTTAAAAAGTCTAATAATCTCTTGCCTGTAAATGGGTATTTAATAACTGCATTGTCTACAAGCACTTTGTTTTCTTCTTTTAATAATTCGTAAAGGGTAGGGTAATCTTTCATAATTTCTATTGTTTATTTTTGGGGCTTTCGCCCACTTGGTTAATTTCTTTTTCTAACTGAGCAAAAAAACCTGTTTGTGGTTTGTCTTTTATTTGCTCGTATAATTCGTTTTGCCAATTCATATTATATGCTTTTATCTATGTTTAATAGAATGCCTACAATCTCTTTTTTGGTTTCGTATTTGTTATAGTCATAAAATTCGTTATATACTACATTTGGGCATTCATCATATAGGTTAACTTCCCACCACGAAGTCTCGCATTCCTCAGAGTTAAATTTAACAGTAAAGTTTTTACCTTTGTAGATATAGTAACCTGCTAATTCTTTTTCTACTTTTGCTCCAAATTCTTTTACTAATTTTGATAGTCTCATAATAATTGTTTTATTGCTTAACAATTCAAATATATAAACTTTTTTAGTTATAAACAAATTTTAATAAAACTTTTTTTAACTTTTGTTAATAATACTAGCCCATTGCTCTTTTAGCATATACACTTGTTTTTCAATTTTATGTTTGCGCCAAAACGTTGTGCTAGGCATTTCCTGAGTTAGCATTTCTAAGTCAATCATTTTATTTAGCCAAAAATAGTAACTGCCTTTTGGGTCGCTAACAAAGTATATTTTTATAATCTCTTTGTCTAAAGCCATTAGGTTATCGTACTTCTTTTTTTCTAGTAATTTAGTTTCGTAGTATTTTTTCCTGAACTTCATTTCCATAACGCAATCGTGACCTTTTGGTGTTTTTCCAATAGCGTCATAGCATAGGTTATCGTCTCCCACCCATTCAAGTTGCCAACCGTCAAATGTATTCAGAAATAAGACTAATGCTTTTTCAAATTTATTAGTCGTTGTTATTTCTTTCATATATGTCGTTTAGTTGCCTAATCCAATTTTTAATAGTTTGTGGGTTGCAAGTACAAGGTTCGTGGTATGGGTGATTGTAATACTTAGCGTGTAATTCTGAAATCATTTTGTACTCGTTCCTTGTAATTTTACTTCTGTTTTGACTTCTAAAAAGTTCCCAATCTTTTTTGTCTTTGTCTGTAAAAAATTCTATTTGCGCCATTTGTCAAATCTGTTTATGTCTATTTCTATTTCGTTCCATTCTTTACGTCTCCTATCGCAACCGCAATCCTCTATGCCATAAAATTTAGTAACTTTTTTTACTAGCCATTTAATTCCTGTGTACTTAGTTATCTTGTACACAAAGTCCCCAAGTCTCATAATTTTTGTATTAAAATTTTTTTTATTTTGTTAACTGTTCTGCGTATCGCATAATAGTTTATGCCTGTCTTATTTGATAGTTGTAGCATTGACTTGTTTTCCAAAAAAATTAACTCATATATTTTTTGTTCGTATATGTGCCAAGTGCTTATTTCATCTTTAATTAATTTTAGTCTTTCTTCGTATTCATACTTTGAAATGTATTTTGATATGTCTGAGTTAGACGGTTCGTAAAATGAAGTATCTATGCTTACTTTTTTTGTTCTGTGGTAATCTATAAACAAATTGCGTAAAACTTTAAATATAAAGTACTCATTTATTTCTGTATCATTGTACATAATTGAGTTGTCATATTTGCCACCCCATTTATGTATTTTTATGTACATATTTTGCACTATGTCTTCAGCATAATTGTGCATTCCAAAACTACGTACTATGTCAACCCACTTGTTGTGTTGTTTGCTTATAATATTTAAAACATTTACCACCACGTTATTTTAACTCCAAAAAATAAAAAGCAGAAAGTCACTTCCTGATAGTATTCTAAAGGGTCAACTTTTTGCTCTATGTTTCCTAAATCGTATTCAATATTAGGGTCATAATAAACAACTCCAAATAAAAAACCATATAGTCTTGTCCATTGTATATGAAATCCGTTTACAATCATATTAAAGGTTTAAATTCTTCTTTTATAGGTTCTTCTAATAATCTTTTACCATTGAGTTCAAATCCTACATTGTTTGGTATGCTATTTAACACAATAGGTTCGTCCATTGATGTAGGTCTACCGCCTGTTTCTACTTCTTTAACTTTACGTATATGCAACATTGATTTGGTCCAATCTGAAGCGTGTTGCGTGTACCTATGTATAACAATAAAATCGTCTGCTCTATTAACAAACTTGCCACCACCCTCAACGTCACTAGCTAATGGCGGTATAGGGTGTCCAACGTAATTATGTCCAATAGGGTGTTTTATTCTCAATGCAGTAGTATTAGCGTGAGTGTTTAGCCAAATTGATACGTTATGTTTTTTGCAAAATATTCTCATTTCTGTTGTTGCCTGATAGTCGTATTCGTGTCCACCTAAGTTTTTAATTATTTCAGGGTCTTTAATTAGACTATTGTATGGGTCTATTAGTAAGCCTTGATAATTCCAAGCCCCTTTTATGTCTGTTGCTAGTTCTATTAGTTTTCTATATGTATATAATTCACTTGTGTCAACTATCTTAAAATGTTCGTTTATCCACTTTAAATGTTCTTCGTAACTCTTGTCACTTATTTTATTAATAGGTTTCTGTTCTAAAAATTCTACAAGTTTACGTATAACACTATAAGGCTCGTTTTCACTTGAAAATATTAGCCACTTTATACTATGTTTTTTTGAGTACAGTAACATCAAGTAAAGTATAACTGTAGTTTTACCTACGTTTGCGTGTCCTAGTATTACATTAAAGTTTCCGTACTTAAATCTTAAGTGATTGTCAAAGTCCGTAAAGCCTAATTTTAAGCCCTCTTTTATTATTCCCTTACGTATTTTATCTAAATGCTCGTAAGTCTCTTTTAAATTAATCAGCATATTGGTATTGTTTTATTGTTACTTGAAATTTATTAAAAATTTTTTATAATCATATAATATATTTATAAACATTTGTTAATGTACTTTTTTCTTTAAACCATTTGCTAACTTGTTCGTGGTCTGCAAACCATATTTTAGCTTTACAATAGCCTTTGTTTACCACCTGAAAAGGTTGTATAAACATATATTTATCAATCTTTTTTTTAGGGTTATTATGTGCTTCGTAATTAACTAATAAAAACTTTCCGTAATGTGGTATATATTTTACGTCTAATTTGTAATTGTTAATAACTATGTCTGCTTCAACTTCAGGTTCTTGTCCTAAATAACTAACTGCTTCAAATTTTATGTTTAATGTTTCAAAGTAATAGTGCGATATTATTTCTGCTAAAACTCCTTTAATATTTTGTTCCTCAGTCTTGTCACCCCAATAGTAATTTTTGCCCTTGTAATTTTTGTGCATACCTTTTACCCTATCTTTAGCTAATTCAATAGCTAAGTGGTTAAATATGTGTGGGTATTTTATTTCGTAATATTTCATAAAAAAAGGGGCAATTAAGCCCCCTGAAATTAAAAAGGTAATCCGTCGTCTTCTCGGTCAGGCATATGTGCCGCAGCAGTCACTTCTTGTTTTGGTGTAGGTTTGTAAGTAGATAAACTTCCATATAGTTTTCCGTTCTTACTTCTACAAAGTGAAATCCTTGCGTTACCTTTATTAGCGTCAAAAACTTCTTTATGCTCTATTAGCATTCTAGCAAATTTTTCTGCGTTAAATACTAGGTCGTATTCAATCCATTCTTGGTTGTTATCATTGATAAAAAAACCGTCTATTAAAACATTGTTGCTCATAATATAAATTTTAATTGTTATTCTTTTTAAAACTTTCGCTTTCGTCTTCGCCAAAAACCCCTAGTTCGTAAAACCCTGTTAATTTTAGTACTGCTCTACTCATAGCACGTTTTTCAGCCATTTCAGCAACGTACCAACTATTTGTATTTCCGTCTTTGAAAGTCATACCTTTAAATGCACTACCAAAGGTTTGTATTTTTTTGCCCTCTTTTTCTGCTACTGCTTTGAATACTGCAAAATTAGTCTCGCACTTTATTACTTCATAGTCAATGTATATCTGCTCAATAGCTTGTATTTTATCAATACCTTGTCTAGTAATAATTGTGTAATGTTGGTGCTTAAAAAAATCTTCTTTGTCTAAGTCATACTTTTTGTATAACTCTAATAGTTTGTCTTTTTTCATTGTTTACGATTTTAAATTGTTTTCTGTGTAATAATTAAAGCTAAAATTTTCTTTAGCTACTTCAAGTTGTGCGGTGTAGAAGTCAACTTGTTTTCTTAGTTTCTGCACTTCAATTTCTAGTGCGTCAATCCTTGCTCTTAAATAGTCACTCATAGGTATAAATTTTTAAAGTTTCTACAATTTATAAAAAAATCTTAATAAAAAAAAGGATAAACGTAAATTTATCCTCTTTCTATCATAAACAATAAAAACTCCTACCACAGAGCTGAAATTACGTAAATATATAAATTATAAATTAGATACCAAATTTTTGTAATGTAATATTAAGTATTCTAAATCAAAGTTGCTTAATTTAACTATACCACTAGCTTTTTGTACTAATTCGTCAGAAGTACCTGCACCGTATTCTTTTTCTAGAAATAAGCTAAATTTGTATTGTTCCCCATATCTAAAAACGTTACAACCTGAGCATTGTACTTGGCAATTAATTTCGTCCCACCTTGTTGCATAATGTTTTCTACTTTGAAAGTGTCCACATTGTAATTGTTTCCAATGGTCTTTTTTGCCACAAGTAACGCACTCAGCAGTTCCAAAAATATCTGCATTTCTTCTTCTTATATACTCGCTAAATATTTTGTCTGCTTTCTGTACTAGTTTGCTTCTTGTGGACTTCTTAGCCATTACACTATTGCGTTGTCTAGCATTTCAATCATATGTCTTATTTCACTTCGTTCAAACTTGCCTTGTATTTCTGCATTGTAAGTTTTAAATGATAGGTGGTACAAATCTTTTTCAGCGTCGTGCTTTTCTTCTTTTTTTCCTAAATGGTCAATTTTCAAATTAAATTTCATAATCATATTTTTTAACAAATTTATTAACATTAGTGGAAAGTTAAAATTTTTTTATATAACTTTCATTTTATAAAATTATTACATTTTTTTAATAAAAAAAAATTCCAATTAATTGACAAATAACATTTAATTATCATTTCAAATTATTATCAATATAGAATAATTATTTTTTAGTAATATTTATCTGTCCTGCAATTTTTTCTGCACTTCTACCAATTACATAGCCACCAATTCCTAATTGTAATAAATTCCAAAATTCGTTTTCTAGTTCAGGTATTTTCAAATCAAATAGTGGTGCTATAAATTTTGTGTAAATTACAATAAAACCAAAACTAAGCATTAAAACAGGTCTCCAACTTCTTTGCAACCAATTACCTTTTGCTTCAGCAATAATAATATCTGTTTGCATTTTCTGCAACTCTAGTTCTTTTTCTTGAATTATTTTTATTAATTCATTTTTAGCCTTTTGCCTTTCTTCGTCATTGGTAAATATATTGTCAATTACTTTGCCTATCTCGCCAATAACATTACCTGTTAAAAATTCTAGTATTTTTTTCATATTAAAATTGGTCTGAAATCCATTCGTATTCTGTTCTAGCGTCAAAGCTAGGGCAACTCTTATTGCTAAAATCTCTATGTCCGTAAACTTTTGCTCTAGAGTATAATATCTTTAAGTACATTAAAAGTTCTTCTAATGCTATCTTTTGTTGATTAGTCCTTGTGTCTTTAGGTTTACCATTTTTATCAAGTCCACCTGCATAAGCAATTCCAATGCTATCAAAATTATGTCCCCTTGTATGTGCGCCTGTTTTCTCAATAGGTCTGCACTCGTGTAATATGCCCTCTAAATCTATAAAAAAATGATAGCCAATGTCACTCCATTGTCTGTCAATAACGTGCCAAAGGTACAAATCGTCTGTTGTGACTTCTCTGCCCTCAGGTGTTGCAGTACAATGTACTATTATTTTTTCAATCTTTCGCATTGACAATCGGTTTGTAGTTTATCTAATAACCTTATACAAAATTTACTCCATTTAAAACAAATATTGCATTGTATTTTTTCTAACCAATCAGCTATTTTTCGTAATAATTTAATCATTTTTTATTGTTCATAATATACCACTTTTGTACCGTATATCCTATTGACACCAATAGTAGTGTTATTTTAAGTATTGCGTCAATGTTTGTCATACTTACTAAAAAAGTAGTGCTATTCAGAAGAAATATTTTTATGTCTTGTAGTGTCATTTTATTCTTGGTCAATGCCGAGTACCTTTAACCAAGGTTCGGCAGGGTTAATTTCATATGTTTTCCAACCGTAAGGACTTTCGGTTATATCTTGCCATAACATATCTACTGCAACACTTGTTAAATCGTCTTCTATTTCATCGTCTAGCGTTACTACATTAGGTAATAATATTTCAGTATATTCTAAGTCCTCAGGCAAATTTTTAATTTTGTTTGAGTATTGTTCAAAATCGTTAAACAAATATTTTTTATAAAGTATCATAAACTTAGTATTTCGTTTTCTGTTAGTTGTTTATTCCATACTGCTAAATTGTGTACAAAAAATCTAGTATTAGCTTGTAGTTTCCAAAACTTACCGCCAAAACTTGAAGTCGTTCCTATTTGAAAGTCTTTGTTGCTATCATATAAAGTTCCATTAATCCAAACTTGGTTTTTCTGATAAACTATTTTATTTCTGCCTAAAGGTAAAGGTACAACGGTTGTTTCATCTATTGGGTCATTAACTACTACTGCTATGCCCCCTTGATATTCGTCAGGATTATTTATGTCCCTGCCTTTATAAACGTAAAAGAAATCGGAAGCAATATCGTTTTGTTTTCTAGGCACGTCGTCTGTAACAAAAATGTCCCAATAAAAGCAATAAACGTCACCTGTTGCATATTCTAAGTGACTTCTAAAGTGTGTTTGTGTATTATATACTGCGTTACTTGTACTTATGTTTTTAATATATGGTTGTATTCCTGTTGTACTAGCCCAACTATTTTGTCCCTCAGGTGGTGCAGTAACTCTTTGCCCCCTAGTTGTTACATTAGGTTTAGCTAATAAATAAGTCTGCCCATTATCTGCTAGTGGTGTAATATAATCATTGTCTTTGTAATATTGTTTCCATTGTGCAGGTGTTAAATCAGGTTTTAATGGATATAAAGCAAAATAGCGACCTACCTGTGAAGCAGTTCCAAAACGTATTTGTATTCTATACCAACCGTTATCGTATTTTTCTACATTTACTATGCTTTTAGTGCCATAACTTGTATTGTCTAAAAATCTAACTTGCTCAGTCTCAAAATTGAATATTGCAAAATTATCAATGTTTTGATTGTTGCTAGATATTAAAAAGAATTTAAGCATTAATCCTACCTGCACGTTTTGCGTTCCTCTTTTTAAAAATACACTATAGCTTAAATCAGGTACAGTTATAAAATTATTACTTGTTCCGTAACCTACCTTTTGACTAAAAGCACCACTTAACCTTGTATATGTGCCTGTACTTGTACCTGCGGTAATCTTATATACACTATTTTCGTTAAAAGGGTCTACATCGTCTGTAACGCTTGTTATAACACTATCGTATGCAGTCCAATTATTTGTATCTAATAAATTTTCTGTAGACTTTAAATATTGTTGTGTATTACCTACCATTGAAATAGCAGGGCAACTATTGTCTTCAAAATTTGAAAAATCTATATTTGCGCGTCTGTTATCGTTACAAGCTAAACCACCGCCAATATGTTCCCAAAACCCCTGCCTGTTAAATCTTGCCTGTGGACTATTTGTTAAAAAACGTGGGTGCATTTTACCGTCATTGTAATTACTTGTATCAAAAGTAGTATCAATAGGTAATTGTCCAACTGCAAAACCATAAGACCGTAGTTGATTGCAAAAGTCACTATTAGGGTCTACGTAACCGCTAGGTGTTAACCATAATTTAGCTTCGTTCTTTATACTCATAACTTACGTTTATTTGTATTGTCTTTGTCTCGTACCAATTCATTTTTTTTGTTTAAAAATTTAAACAATAATTCTACGTTCTTTTTTTTTGGTTTGCTTTTTCGTTTCATAGTACCCACCCTACAAAATTTGCGTCTTGGTCAGGGTACATTTCCCCATTTTGGTTCTCGTTATACTCAGGAAATAAATTGCTATTAAAGCACATATAGTCTAAAAACCTGCGAGTATAAAATTGTGCAAAATTTCTGTGTTTGTCTACAAGGTAGTCAATTT